TAAAACCAACAACCATTAATAGCTGGTTCAATTAAGGCAACTGCACCTGCCTCAAAAAAGCTAGCACCTGTCATTATACTAACAACAGACATTGCAATGACTATATGCCCTGCCGTGTATATTAGCGCAAGAATTATACTATGATCAAATGCTAGATGTTTGATAACACCTTGAATGCTATCTCTAAATTCCAAATCATTACCTATCTGATAAATTCCACTACGTAACGTTTTCCATTTAAGTAGAAGCGGATTGTAGAATGGCTATACACTTCTTTTTCCACGTAATCTGTTGTGGTTTTTCTAGCACATTTTTCTACCCATTCGTATCCAACAATCCGGCGTTCAGTTTTAGGCTTAGAGCCTTTATCCGCACCAATTAATCCGCCGATGACTGCACCAGCTGCAGCACCTTCATCTTTACCAGAAACAGTACCACCAAGTAAACCGCCAATAATCATACCAGCTAAAGCCCCGCCAGCTGCATCACCTTGAACCTGAACATCCTGATAGATAGGAACTTTAACGTCCTGACAATCATTGATGGTTACTGGAACAGATTCGTAGATAATCTTATTATGATCAAAAACTTTTACGTTTGTGACATTGTCATTAGCAACAGCTGCCGTTGCAATTCCCATTGCAAGTAGCGGGGCTGTTAATACAGTAGTTTTCAACATAAGGTTGCTCCTCTTCGCATCCGTTCCAATATTCATATGGCTCACTATCCACATGGTTAAAGTTAATCCACCTGGGTGTCATATCATATTCCATTATTTTTTACATCCGTTGTTGTAAATTGACTAATTAAACTAATTAGTGATTTGGATCCAAATTCTTCTATTAACTCATCCACACACGAGATGATATTATCTACATCGTCTTGATCACAAGGGGGTATTTCACCTTTATAAAGGTGGAATATAATAGCGTCTTCGATTCTGCCGCGATTTGCCTTTCCGTCTTGAAATGGCTTGTGCAGATCTTCCTGCAGGATATGAAGGACAATTTGACCTTGCTCTTCGGCGGAAAGTAACATTAAGCTGCCTCCTTAGTTAGAAATAGGTCTGTGGTACGAACCATACTCCAAAGAAGTAATCCGTTCTCATCAACTTCGTACCAAAGATCTCTATGGTATTTATCTGCTTGTTTAGCTTCACGGAAGTAGGCTTCTACTTTGTCACCCTTTGCGTTCGTACCGATAACATGATAACGATGTTCCATAATATATCTCCTTTGTTACAGAATCACTATATCGTATTCCGTTTTGGCTGTAAACCCCCTTTTTTAAATATTTCAATCATTTCCAAGGCGTATCCAAAAGTTCGAACGTCTACGTCCTTGATCCCCTCCCAATTGTTTGTCATTATTCTTTGGGCGCATTCTGTCACTGTCATATCGAGTCCATCCTTCTAAATTTTGCAATTCAATTCCATCAATAGGGTCATCAGCCTCATCGATAGGCATGTCTAACACTTTCAACCGCTCCTTTTATTTGGCTTGGGTAATCACCAATATAGGTTCCTGCCTCTAGCATCTCCTTTGTTAGGTAGGCTTTGTGTCTGTGTTGTATTTCATCCCAATGTTCTAACATTCTTTTGGCCATTGTATCAAACATACTATCTGGTAAGATAGGATCATCCTGTACATAGTAGGCATATGCTGCCATCAAATACCACGGAACATACATATTAATTGAATCATCACATATTTCCATATATGCTTTTTCAATACCTGCGTTGCTCATCGTATTTTTCCTTTAACTGTTTTTCCAATTTATTCGCCTCTATCTCCCATGGTCTGTCATTGTAGGGCATATCCCATGAGTAGACGTCTTTATTAAACCTCACCTCGTGAACCCATTTGTATACCATACGTTTGGTAGTATACTGCCATACATGAACCATTTCATGTAGCATTGTAGAGATTAATTCTTCGAGGGGAAGTGATACATCGATGCGGACCGTAAACTCTCGGTCACCTTCATCAATTACGTCGCCATAAACTCCTTGTTTTTCTGCTAACTTTCGTATCGTTCTAATATTTATGAAAATGGGCTTTCGGACACGGGGCATAAGAGTGTTAAAGGCGAACCATGCTGCTGCAGTGATCGCCTTTTTCTTATACTTTGGACACTTATGCTGAAAATCTATAATGATCATAGCGACTATTATACACCATACAGAATAGGATGTAAACTAGTTTTTTGTTCTAATTTCTATATTCGGTAATTTAGGTATCTTTAATAGATCGTGTTTATGGTAAAGAACAAACTGAACATCTTTAAATTCATTAAATATCCCGTTCCAAATGGGTCGCCATCTATCATTCAATCGGACATTGTTCATCGCACCACGATCAGAGTTTAGTACTAGATCGGTATAGCTTCTTAGATTCATATCAAATAGGGAATCAAAGCCGTACATATGTATCTCATTACCCTTCAGGTGATTAGCAGAATAGTGTACAGCAAAATGACCACAATTAAAATTAGTGTACATTTGCCCTCTACCCTCATCTGGTTTTAATTTTGTGTATTCTGGCAGATGCGTATAAAAGCCTCTGATCTTATGACCGAACTTCATCTTGAAGTTGCCTCTATTATTGTCATACCAGATTTTAGGCCTAAATCCTAAAGTCCATTGGCCATCAATTTTTACACTACCTTCTGTTAATGCCATGCACATTTTGAAATCAACAATACAGGATGTGTATATATCCCTGATCGGCATGGGGGCTTGATTACAGGCTACCTTAATACCTTTAGCATGTTTATACATTTGGGCATTATCGCCATTACCTATAACATGAATTACTCGGGTCAACGAACTCTCCTATAATTAAATTTTCATAAGATCATAAATGTGTTTCTTACCCTTCCCACCGGTCCAGTGCATTATACTAATATCTTTCGGAGCGGTTTGATCGATCAGATCCAGTCGTAGGGTGTTATATTTTCTAGGCAGATCCTCAATATATATCTCTTTGCTTAGAGGATCGCCTAATATTTCATGTAGAACTTCTTGATCCCCTACCCTAGGGTTAGTTGCAACAGCCGCCTGCCATTTTTTTAAAATTGGTGGAGATCCTTGAAATGCTACGACTCCAGAATTGTGCCATTTACTCTCTCTTCTACTTGTCCACGGTTTATCAACCGCCATTGTCAACTTATTAGGTTTTATATAGTCAAATATCTCATCGATGGGCCCTTTAACGTGGCAATCAGTATCAATCCAGCAAACTTTTTCGGAGACCTTTGATGCAGCAATCATTGCATCAGGTTTCTTAAACCATCCAACACTTTTACTTTCTAATGGAGTAGGGGAGAAAGCCCTTATAGCTTCTTCAGACATACCAAAATCATATATTAAAATATTGGTTTTAGTATGAGCAGAGAAATTATCCAAAAACCATCCTAGCATCCAATCTGTGTTACTATCACATCCTGTTATAAAGGTTCTAGAGTATTTCATAATCACTATCCCACCCGTGCTTTGCTATACATCCTGCTACCTTCTGAATTGTTGTAAACTTATCTTTTACTTCTACCTTCCAAGGATAATGCTCTTGGAGATAGGGGAAAGATTTAGTGTTCATAAACACATCTGTTGGTCCGGCCTGTAGCTTGGCCTGTGTTACTAAATCCTTAGCCCCCCACTGATTAATACGGTACGCGTGCGCTCCCCCGAAATATCTTTTATGGGTTAGTGGCCCAGTACCTAAATGGGAAGGTATTCTATAATTCCCATATGAAGGCTTACCTAAATTCACGATACGATGAAATGGTATTGTAGAATTCAATTGATCAACTACGATTGCATCATGTTCGAATATAGTGATTGGCATCCGCATTTCCATACACTTCTTCCACAATGAGTAGTGGGAAAGAAATGCTGCCATACAATTATCCATCCGAGAATAACGATCAGTAAATCCAAGAGGGGATAACTCCTCCTCTTTCATTTTTGCAACAATATCAGTATGCTGTGGGGTAATTGCATCAAACATTTCGATCATTAGACCATGACGGGAACCGGATCTAATACATCTCTCAGCATACTCTACTGACTGTGGTAGTTCTTTTATAGTTATGACATAATGTTTCATAATGTTGTTGTACTCGCTGTTCTTTGAACTTTAGTGTAGTAGGTTTTAGTAACACCTAATAAGGGAAATAATTGATAGCACATCAAAGCATCATTAGGCCATAACCCATATTCGTTTACTAATTCTAGCATTTCCTCTGCAGCCCACGGTTTAATTATATAAGCTGAATTTCCTGCTAATCCTTGAGGTACACTTATACTATCTATACGTGGTACATTGGTTACTTCTACTTTCGACGCCTGAACCATCCTATGAAACACCAGCGCCTTCCGTGTAGCGTTGAAAGGTTCATTGATGCCGATAATCCCATACCTAGATTCTAATAACTTTTTCCAAGGAAGAGTTTTAGTAAAAATAGCGTCATGCTCTAAAACTAATATTGGTTCACGTTCATCAAAACATTTCTCCCACAGTGTTAAATGACTAAGAGCACAAGCTATTCTTGCATCTCTGTTTCGGGTAGGGTAAGCGCGTTTGACTAGGCCAGTAGCAAAATCCGTGACCTCTCCCTCCCATGGATAATTCCATTTAGTCATATATTTGTGGGTCATTATAGCTTGAGCATCTTGAGGGGTTATTGCATCAAACCTTTCGATTGAAAATTCGTTCTTAACTTTCCAGCTGCTTTCAATACAATGGCGTGAAGCGGTTTCGGATATATCGTTACCCTCAATTGTTATAACATAAGCCTTCATTTCTGACTATCACCTGGCATAACCCTATAGTTATCCTCTACCGAATCTGGTGTAGAAACTTCTATAATAGTTCCTTTCATAATACAATATATTTTATGAGGGAACAAAGGTTTATTACGCCAGGTGTCTCCTTGATTTAATTCTTGTTTATGTTTAGTAGCGTCGTTCGTATCAATCCATTCTACCATAAATTTGCCGGATAGTACATACCATGTTTCATCTTTTTCACTGTGAAAGTGCATAGAGAATTGTGAGCCCTCGTTAAACTTTAAAAGCTTACCGCAATACTTTTCATTCGTAGCAAAGATGAGTTCATGACCCCAACCCTTTTCTACAAAGCCCTTTAATCTAGTCATTCTCTATCTCTTCTATGGTTGGTGCATATACGCCATGATTCTGTACCGTAATTGATGCTGCTTTCATAGCAAACGGGATTGCTTTCATCCAATCTTTTGTATCCAGATGTTTCTTAACCATGGCTGCAAGGAACGTATCTCCTGCCCCGCACACGTCGTGAACATCTATTTTTGGCGGGTGAAATTCTTTACCGTTGAAAACTACTTTCTGCCCGCCGTATGTAACAATCATGTTGTCAGCATAGGAGGTCGCTTTATTATATTCATCCTCGTTAATCTTTATGTAGGCTCCCTGGAGTCTATGTAGCTCGGGCTTTTTCGTATCAATATAGATTGGAATTTTATTCATCCGAGCAATGGTAATTAGATATTCTATATCTACATACTGCAAATACCCCTTGTCATAGTCACTAACGACAATGGCATCGGCATCCAATTTATGAGGGAAATTTAAATCTTCAAAAGGCTCTCCGTTGTCTCTATCCACTCGCATCAGCTGATAGTTTGTTTTGCAATCTATGTATCGGGTTTTTACACTGATCTTAGAACTGGTCCACAGATCCACTTCACAACCTAGATTCTCTAGGTTCTGTTTTACATTCAAGGCCATCCCGCCTTTTCGAGATTTATATTGGGATTTAAATATAGGTACTGGTGCTTCAGGGCTTAGTCTATCCACATTACCGTAAATATAAAGGTCTGTGCAACTGTCTCCTATCAATGTAATTTTCCAAGGTATTTGTTGTCGACTCATCATTCACTCTATCAAAGAACTCTATACTCTTACAGAACTCTTCACCTACTATATTACCATTCTTCCAATCCGAACCAATCACCCTGACGTCGGGATTATACTCTTTTATAATTGTAACTAATTCTTCGTCATTTGTAAATACCCTAACCTCATCAACAGCTTTTAAATTTTCCAATATACATTTACGAGTCTGGAGATTGTTGACTGGGCGATCCGGACCTTTGGCTTCACTTATTCTGGAATCCGTATCAATGGCTACCATAAGATAATCACCCAGGGACTTAGCATAATTGAGTAATGCTATGTGCCCTGGGTGTAATATATCATATGCACCATTTGTCATTATGTATCTCATTTTCTTTTGATCAGCATAGCCCCTACGCCCTCAGTAAGCTCTTCTACTAATTCAAACTGACTACCAACAATATCAGATTTCATCCACTCTTTTACTCCAGGGCCAATAGGAGAAGGTTTACCATGAATCATTGCTGTATCATGAAATACAATCCAATCTCTAACTGATGAGGCATGAAGCTCTAATTCTCTTTGAACCCATGGCCAAGTATGAACAGAGTCGATCAGCATTGTATCACAAGGACCCACGCATTGTTTATCATGGGAGCTACAGTTGTAAAGACGGAGTTTGCCGTTATGCTCTTTTAGATATTCGTCAAAGTATTTTTTATGGGTGTTGAATGGCTTAAAGTCAACGTCTACTAGATGTAGCTCTCGGGCACCGTGTAGAGCTGCATACGCTGCACTCCATCCATAATATGTACCTAGCTCTTTGTGTACATATCCTTCTTTCATGTTTTCGCGAATAAGATCGTAATGGCATCGATATTTGTAATCCTTAGTACCGATCGCCTTAAATCTTTCGGTAAGGTCAAACAGATCTTTTGCATCTGTTACTTGTAAGTTCCTCATAATTACTCTCCGTGGCTTGTTCTTTGGTTTCCGAAAACATAATGGGATAGTTCAAAATAATCAGGAAACACGTATTGCATATGTATAGATTTAGTATTAATAATATAGTCAGCTTTATCCCAACCATATTCTTTTACATTGTTAATGATTCGCTTAGCACCCTTAGGAGATATAGCATAAGCTGCACTGCCGGGGATCATGCCAGCACCCCTCCAAAGATTATCTGAGCGATATACTAGAAAGGGATTGACATATGTATGTATACCTTCCGTAAGGGTTGGCTTACTTATCGTATCGAATAGGCTTTGATGTAAACCACTTTGCATATTTAAAACCAGCATCTCATCGAACTGTGTGTCACCCCAAGGCTTTTCTGCAAACACATCGTGCTCTAGGATTACAATCGGTTCATCTAGTTCTATACACTTATTCCATAGGGTGTAGTGGTTTAAGAAATTAGAGTACTTACACTCATATGTGTAGTTGCTGCCATTCTTTCCGATCTGTCTATCGTACATATGGCTGGGATTCATTACAGTTAAATTGTATTTCTTATCGAACTCTTTTACGTTCTTAGGTGTAATCCCTTCGAATAGTTCTGCATCGTAGCCGTGCTCAATACAAGAATCATATGCCCAGCCTGCAGTCTTTTCAGAATTAGCATTACCTTTGATATGAATAATGTAAGCCTTCATTTACAAGCTACTCCATAGAATGCGTTGTAAAGATCGGCACCAGAAACTAATATATTATGATATCCTCGGTCCTCGAAATAATCATTAATGAATTCAGGTGTTAATATGTTTACATGCTTTCGATTACTCCATGGCCGCCAATATGTCTGTGAGTAGTGTGGCAGATATAAGAACATAACACCGCCCGGCTTAAGATGCTCGCCCCAGTAATTGAGTGCACCAACCCAGTCTGGAATGTGCTCAAGGCAATGCGATGAGAATATATAATTGTATTCCTCATCAGGTAGATTAAAAGCGTGCCACTCATCATCGATCTCTAGATCTATCATCTTAGCGCCAGGATAAGCCCACTCGGCTCTGTTACATCCAATGTCTAAACCTTTGCCGCTCAGTACTTCTTTTGCAAATGGCATGGCAAAACGGGCAGCATTACCATTTGTCTGGAACTTAGGATATATCTTACCAGCGTGTTCTACTACTTCCATCATATCTTTAATGCCTTTTTCTGATAGTCAGCGTATGGTGGAACATTCACTTTATTCTCTTTTGCATATTGATAGTACTGCTCCTCAGTAGCTACTCTCACACCCTTGCCCGTCTGCTGATATACTGTCACGCCTGGTTGTGTCTGAAGATATCTCATATAGTGATACGCATCAGCAAAGTAATAACTATTTTTTGATATAACTGTAGTTGGGATTTTTAGGGCTGCAGCCAACCAAGCAGTGCCGGAATCTATTGTTATATGCCGCTCAGACTTTTTCATGAGTTTTAAAAGGCTGTCAAGATCCGTGCACTCTAGTGTGTCCTGAGGATTGTTTAGCTTTGGAAGCTGCTCCGCGATTTCCTCAGGGCTCATTGATCGATCGGCAGCATTATCGCTATTTGTTTTAAATTGAAAAGTGGAATGTTCTGTCTTAGACCGATTCGTGATACTAATCAAAGGTACTTTATCAATTCGCATTTGGTGTAATAGATCAGGCATTGTTTCAGTGATACGCCCATCGATCTGTACAAACTCTGGTACTTCTACCTTTGCTATTTCTAGGATTTTTAATAGCGTTTTAAAGTCGCCGCGGTTATAATATACGGTCTTCACAGAGTAATGCTTAAAGTAACTGGCAAGGATAATGCTATCCCCCAGTGCATCAAATATTCTATACAAGCTTACATTCATGATGCAAATTCTTTCATTCTAGTCTTGGTCTTTGCGAGGAAGTGATTTATCTTACCATCTGGTATTCCAAATGTCCACATGTAGTTCATACGATTCCATTGGTTGGATAGCTCCACTACGTGCATGTTATGTTTATTAATCATAAGGTTCAGATAAGGTTGTTCATTCATTCGAAGTGTATTTCTATATCTTTCGATCTCAGGCATTCCACCAAATAGCTCTCGGGCTTTCAGTCTGCCTTCTTTAGTCCATAGAACCACACCACCATTTAAATATCTTTTTTCTGATGGGAATGTGGTGGACCTTTTAAATTGAATATTTCCATACGCTTCTAATTTACTTATAGCACTATTAATGAAGCCCTGTGGGCTTCCTGGTCCACCATCTTGAATCATACCCATCTCTTTGATATTATGGTCGAATATATTATCAGTAGTATCTACAAGCGTATCTACATCCAACATCAGTACCTTATCAAACTGATCAAAGTATGGATCAAGAAATACACGACAAGCCTCTAGATTTTGGTTAGGGGCATTAATAGTTACCTCAGTAGATAATTCATATTCAACACCGATTGCGGAAGCATACTTTTTAGCGGATTTAATACCTAGATTAGCCCAACGGGGAAATCCGTTGGCTTCTTCTTTGATAATATCTTTATTGTCGCCTGTAAAAGATAGATAGTATTGATAGATTAGATTAGCCATGGGTCTTCATCTTATCTTTCACTATATCATTAAAGTGTGTGATCTTACCTCGATCACCGTCTACTGCCCACTGGAAGTTTAGTTTATTCCACTCTATGGGTAGCTCCGTAATATCAAATTTGTGGTGGAATAACATCATGTTTAGATATGGCGTTTCCGTACGGCCAGTTTCTTTTCTAAAATGATCATGGCCTTTTCTTTCAAACAGTTCTCTGGCCTTTAGCCTTCCTTGCTTAGACCATAACTGTAATCCGCCATTATAGATTGCAAATGGTTCATCGGGGTATAGCTTAGACTTCTGCCACTGAAAGTTCTTATCTAAGTGTTCGCGGGCGTACGCGACGACACCTTGTTGGGGATGATGGAAATATCTATTCCAGAAAGCATCATCGAATCTTGCACCAGGAACTGGCGGGCGATTCTTAACGCCTTTCTCATGAACCATAGCAATGTCACCAACCGGTATATCAAATATGTTTTCTTTGGTGTTAATAATCATATCAACATCAAGCACTAATACATTGTCATACTCGTCAAACTTCTTATTAAATATCACACGAAGAGATTCGAATACATTTAATTCTGAGAACATAAACTTCTGATCAGAAAACATGTACTCTGCACCAATAACCTCGGCATATTTTTCTGCCGAGGTTTTGCCAATATTGACCCAGGATGGAAGACCTATTCCTGATTCATTTAAATGGGTTTGGTGGTCGTTATAAGGTATAAAATATTGAAATATAAGATTTCTCATGTTAGTCCAATGTTAATGTATGATAGATCTCTTCCCAATTCTTATAGACTGGAAGTTTGGTATAATGCATATTATGACCATGTTCCATAATAATAGAGTTAAGACCAAGACGATCACCAAGTTCAGCATTCTCGATCTTATCTTCGACCCATAATAAACCACTGTCACGATATGGTTCAAGAACCTCATCCTTATCTGCACCAGTATCAGCAAAGATAAAACGTTCAAAAGCAGTAGGACCGAAGAGCTTCCGAGTGTTATCAATCCGAAGCTGTTGAGCAGCAGGATCTAATGATAGGGAAGTGATCATATGAAAAACGTATCCGTGCTTCCGATGGAGAAGATCAATGTAGTACATAGCATCCCGAAGCGGAGGAAGAAATCCAATAGCAGCAGATTCATTAAAGGTTCTAACGACTAATTTTTTAGTTTGATTGTCCAACCCATAACGGTCACCCATGTCGTATGCATCAGGATCTGCTAAGGTTTCATACCCTTTAGTTTTCATCCAAACGTTAAAAGCATACTCCCAATTCATAAGTACGCCATCGCAGTCAGTTAGTATTACGTTATTCATATATTTCATATTGTATATCTCCTTATACTACTAATATAAGGGTTCTAACTTCATTTGTAAACCCCCCTTAGGAGATTTTTTTCCAATAATTTGATATTTTTTCTGCTGCTGCAAGAGCCTCTGGGTACCTTTTCCTGAACCGATTGTTAGTACAACCATGCTTTAAAAAGTACTTTATACTTTCAATATCACTCTCATAGTTAGGAAGGTTAAATGATTGTCTGTAAGAAACAGCTTCCTCGAACCGGCTTCTTTGGTTCAGGATTTCAAAAAACTGGCTATCCATTGAGCTGTTGTTCTTCGTATCCCTCATAGTCATATTCATCATCATACATAACCTCATTCAACATTTGTTTGGTATCACCACCTAATACTTCACGGATCCGAAGATCCTTGTCTAGGTGTTCGTACTTGTGCTTTCCGCGTTTCTTATTGCGGGGATCAAATCTAGAATATTTTGCCATTTTCTCCTCTTAATATCCTAACATTTCTTTCGTCATAATATAATCCCGGACGAAGTCAGATCTTACAATATCTTCCCACCCGAAATTAATTATTGTAAAGTTCTTTAGTTGCTCTACAATCTGTAAGAACTTAACAATTCCTTGTTTGTCGTCATCATATTTAAAATCACTTTGTTTATAATCACCACAAAATATAACTTTACTATTTCTACCAACTCGTGTTATTACTGAATCAAGTTCATGAAAATTTAAATTCTGCATCTCATCAACTACTATAATGGAATTATCAAATGTAGCACCTCTGATAAATGAGGTTGACTCGAACCGGATTTGCCCTGCTGTAACCATTTTTTGGTATGAGCTTTTATCCCCAAATAGCTCTGTACATATAGATTTATAAGGTGATGTGAACGCTTCTTCTTTCGCTTCTTTGTCGCCTGGTAAGAATCCCATTTCTCTAGTAGGTACCATAGATCTAACTATAATAAGTCTATCCCATTCGGTATCTCTTTCTAGAACATCTTCAAGCGCTAAATAAAGCGCCATAAAAGTTTTACCAGTTCCAGCCGTGCCAGTTAAAACTAAGTTATCTCCTTCATCCCAAGCTTGATATGATTTTTCCTGATTTAAGGTTAATGGGTCAAATTGGAGAAGATCATCCAGCTTAACCGTCATACTATTATTCTGACTTTTAGTTCTTTTCATTAGTTATTAATCGTACTACCAGGGTGGTCTTTTTTTACTTTACTTAAAAAGTTATTCCATTCTCCACCTGCTTTGCGAAGTGTGCTGGTGGTAGAGGACACAAATTTAGCAGTTGAAAGTTTTTGTTTATACTTACCAGCTGCCAGTAGCTCTTCCCGTTCGGATAGCGAAAGAACCATTTCTTCTTCTTGGTTAGTTTCTAGATTAATCATTGTATATGATGGCATGTTTGTAAGAGGCTAGCTTGCGCTAGCCCCTCTCCCTAGCTTGAAGTTACCAATTTAGATTTTAAAAAATCTCGTTTACGTTTCAACTTTGATAATAGATCTAAATCCCCTCTTGTCTTAATCTTATCTATATAATTATTAAGTTCAGTTAGGTCTTTAGTCAATCTGTCAAGTTGTACTTTACTCATAAGTTCTCCTTATTTGTTAACGTAAAATTAAATCGGGAAATGCCTCCTGTACTAGTTTTTTTGTGACACCTTTAATGGGAAGCTTCTTGTTGATCATACCCGCAAGGAGCTCTGCATCTCGAGGGTGCACGGTCTCGAGAATGTCTAAAAACATTTTCTCTCTTTTAATTCTATTCATCTTTTCACCTGGTCCGCCTTTAATAAAATATGCCAATTTTTTATTATGCTGTGACCAGTTAGATGGATGAGAGCTTGGGTCCGCAGGCTCATACGGAACTGTACCTTTGGGTAAGATCCATTGGACCACATCATCGAAAGTACCGCGGAGGAGATCTTTCAATGCCCAGTTATTATTCTGTGCCTGTAGGAGTTTAATCTTATCAGCCTTTGTTTTGGCTTCTGATACTTTTTCTAATATTTCAAAAGTATAATGTGTTGTTTTGTTGACCATTAAATAAATTCCTGAATTACATCAATCAAGTTTCTGCAGTTTTTCGCGATCAGATATGGGAAAACCTTACCTTTGTTTTCATAGGGATCCTGGGTTTCAAAACTATTTATAATAGCTTTACGCACATCTTCAGGTGTTGACGGATTAATTAAGTCAATCATCATTTTGTTACGTTGGTAGTTACGATACACCGCTTCACCTAAAGCTTTAGGATCTTCTAGTAGTGATTCTTTCTTTTTCTTGGATAGAATGTTTTGACGCTTACCCTCTACTAGGAATGTATCGTCATCGGAAAGAACATTTGGTACACCATCACCAGTGTCACCAGTTAGAATATGCTCTGCTAGATATGTCCTTGGGTGTTCCTCCTTTACGAGCTTTTTAAGCATAGGAGAATACTGTGAAACGTTATCGAATATTTGTAGCTGTCTAAAATCTTTGTCTGCGGATACAATCATTACCTCTTCATAGTTGCCAAACTTTTGTGTGTGGTGTACTATTTCAGCAATGGCATCATCTGCTTCGCATCCCCATTCGTGTATAACTTTATATGGAAATTCGTCTTTTAGTTCTTGGAGAACCATATTAATAATACGGAAGGCTTCATCCCAATCGATCTTAGATTCATCACGGCTTGTTTTACGTTTACCTTTGTATTGTGGATAAACATCTTTACGCCAGTTGCCACCAGCATCTGCTACGATTACTACTTCGCCATATTGCTCTTTGAATTTTTTCCGATACATACGGATGGAGTTAAGGATCATGTGACGGATAAGGTTTTCGTCTCCATGATGTGCGTGTCCCATAGCAACTGGTGCGATGCTGATCCCACTATAGTCAATTAAAATCATTGGTCTTCCATTTTTTAATCATGTTATATAGTATACTAAACTATTTAGCAGGGTTTGTAAACCCCCTTAATCGTAATGCCCCCCGAGAACAGCTACATGTTTAATATCAGCTCGTAGCATTTCAGCTTCTCTTTTTTTCCATGCTGCTTCAAATCCTACTTCATGGTAAACATTTTCATGATTACCCCATAATCTTTTTATATATGAATGATAGGCTGCTTCGACATCTTTGTCAGACCAGGATTTATCAATAAGTTTTCCTTTGATAATCCAATTAAATCTGTTGGCTTCTTTTCGTATAAACGGTGAACACATAAAAAGATTCCTTATAGATAGGATAACAATGCATATTACACATCTAATGTGGGATTTGCATTGTTATCCTATCTATAATGATTATCGAAAATGGTAACGCATGACAAAAAAATTATTTTAGACTTTGTATATGTGCTCTATGAATTCTACAATTAATAATACCATTATAGTATTCATCATCCAATAATACATTTCGATCGAACTGCTCCTTTGCTTCTAGGTAGCCCATTTCGCCCTTGGACTTACAGAAATATAGTATCTCTCTGTAAAAGTTTTCTTCACCATGCTCAACAAGTAGCTGCTTCACAAGTTCACTGGACCCATAGTACTTACGCCAATCGGATTCAACAATCTTTCTTCTTTTTTGTTTTTTGCCTTTCAGAGGAGGAAGGGTTTTACGTGACCAAAATAATTTTTTACCAACGTATTTTTTGTTAGTAGATTGGTCAGTAATAATATAGACAAATCCCTTCCACTCTTTTAGGTCTTCTTCTGTAGGATTATATTCTTTCCCTTGATAATGCCACATTACTCATCA